AGCTGAGATTGTTGTCTTTGTTGGTCTTGCTGTATCTGTAATCTTGCTGCTTGTTGTTCGTCCATTTTCTCAGGATCAGGGAATACCTGCCCTAATAAATCATCTGACCCAATCGCATCGAACCATGATTCCCATATGGCTCTGACGTCACCCCCAGTCAAGGCTATATTCGGGGCTTGCGATACCATGGATTCAGCACGTTGTATTCTCTGCATTCTGGAAGACATCTCAGAGTTTGCAGTCGGCGCAACATAGACAACAATCTCAGCTGCTTACAATACAAGTAGATCACGCAGAAAGAGAAATTGTAAGGAAAGAACAAGCGAATCAAGCGAATCTAGCCGAAACAGCGGCAAAGATAAGAAAGATAGAAAGTGAAATACTGTTAAATAGAGAAAAAGCAGAGACAGAAGAAACAAAGAACAGACTGAGTATATATACTACACAGCTACAAGCTGTTAGCTCAGCCATAGACAATACAATCAAAGAAATAGGGCAAGAAAATGCTGAAAGATTACTTAGACAACCTGCAACAACTACGACAATCCCACCCAATATCCCAAGCTGATTATGAGTCTTGGCGTCATAATATCATTACTAAGCAGCTCTTTGAAGACTTAGAATCTCTTCAATTAGATTGCTCAAATTCTATTAGTGCTTACGATTCCAATACAGCGGGCCTTCAGGCGGCAAAATTAAACGGTGTTCAAGATACTGTGGAATTCGCTCGTGACTGGATGCCTGATTGTTTGGAGGTTAATGATAATGGATAAAGTGGAGCTAAGAATAATAGATGATCGTTTGAGAATTGAATTAACAAGATTCCTCGGTCGGATAAAATTATGTACATTCCAAATAAAATCATTTAAAAATATTCCCCCGCATTATATGGATGTTATTACGTGGTATGAGAGATACATGTTATCTATGCGAGGCGCTATAGGCGACACAAAAAATGAAGATATAGTCGGGGATTTAATAGACTCGATTCACGAATATATGTATGAAGATACACATCCAAAGGATCATGTAACCAGACAAGAACTTAATATTAAAGAAGTTGAATGGCGCGCAATTTTAGAGGATTTGACAACGGACATGGAGAATTATATGGGTGAAGATCACGACAAAATAATGAAGAGAAGAGAACCAATCCTCGAATGGATGTCTAGCTGCATTAAATTAATGTTTCAAAAAATTGGATCTAAACCACAGTCTGGGGTGAGTGATGAAAAATAAATTGTTGCCATGTCCATTTTGTGGAGAAATACCCGATATTAATGATCCTAATACATTTCGAGCCAGCCAAGGGACTAAATGGGGTAATGTTGTATGCTGCTTCGATGGACCTGAGGTCAGAACATCTTATAAAGATGTTGAATTTTGGCGTGACGCCGCCATTGAAGCTTGGAATGATAGGGTTCCATTAAAATAAAGTTCTACATTAAAGATCAACAATCAACAATCAACAATAGGAACTAAAGATGCTTAAACCAACAGGGTATTATGTATTAGTAAAGATGGAAAAAGTAACTAAAGTCTCAAAAGGTGGGATTATTATGTACACGGAGAATGAGCATAAGAGAGAGCAAGGAGGCCATGATATGGGAACGTTAGTTGCATTAGGTCCTACAGCATTTTGCGGATATGCCGGAATTGATTTGGAAGGACCAAATACAGCTCATGATAGAGCTGAACTGTGGGGTGTAAAGATTGGTGATAAAATAGAGTTTAATAAATATGATGGGAAAACGCCATCACACCCAGACTTTAAAGATTATCGACTTATCCAAGATGCCCATATTATTGGAGTAATTGCATAATTAGAACTGTATATTATATTAGGATTACTTTACTTAGATTACTTCTATCTTGGTGGATGATACCAATTGTAGTATTTATACTTACACCTTTTCTATATCTTTTATTCGGCAACTTCAAGGGCGTCTGCGATAATATGCGTGATGTCTTAAAAGTTATTTGGTATGGTGAAATAAGAGGGATAAAAAATGACAGAAGAAAATAGAGAAGAAAATACAGAACAGTTAGGTGGACAAGAGATTTCCGAAGACGATCAAGAGATTGATCAGGGCCCTGAATTAACCCAAGATGAAGAACGTGCTACAAAACATGGATGGAGACCAAAAGAAGATTGGGGTGGTGATTCTGATGAATGGGTAAGCGCTAAAAAGTTCAATGAACGCGGAGACATGATAGGCAAAATTAGGTCTTTGGAGAATAGGTTTACTGACAGGGAAACTGATTTTAAATCTAGACTGGATCATCAAAAGAAACTACATGAAGCTCAATTAAAGGTAACTATTTCAGATTTAGAGTCGAAACGGAATGATGCTATAGATGACGCTGACAGAAATAAAGCAAACAATATTCAAGATCAAATAGATCAAGTAAAATCTAGCATAGAACCTGTTGATGATACTAATAACAAGAATGATTCCGTTTTAGATGGTTGGAATAGTAGAAACCCTTGGATTTATGATAGCTCACCTAAATCAGCCTATGCTATTTCTCGTTATAATTTACACCTACAATCAGGGAAAGGCACCTCTGACGCAATATCCATGATGGAATCAGAAGTTTCACAACATTTTCCAGATGTTAATTCACGTCGAGATAAGGCTCAGTCAGTGGAAGGAGGAAGGTCAAAGCCTAAATATAAATCATCTCCAAAGCTAGCTTGGTCTCAATTGACGGCTGAAGAGCTTAAATGGTACAACGCCATGCCTTCCGCTTGGCCTTCGAAGGATGATTATATAAAAGCGGCAATGGATAATAGGAACTAATAGACCAAGAATAGGATAAAAATATTATGAGTGATATTCCAGCACAAGAACTACCTATGACTAATGTTAATCAGACTGTTATAACTAAAAAACGTGGACGGCCAAGAGCCAACAAAACACCTGACGAAATATCTAATAGTCGAGTAGAATTAAGTTCAGATAGAATGGCAGAAGCTCATAATCCAAAAAGACCTGCTAGGGTTCCTATGGGAGCTACGCTAAAGCTTAGTTTTGGATCTGTCTGTGACGATCCTAAATATCATTTCCATGTGTTTTCTGACCGTGATGGTCGAATACAGCAATCCAAACAAGCATGGTATGAGCACGTCAAGGATGAAAACGGTGATAATGTCACTCGACATTCAGGCCCATTTACTCAGTATCTTATGAAAGTAGAAAAGAAATACTGGGATAAAGATCAAAAGTTGAAGCAAGATAGATTATCTGCTAAAATACAAGGAGAGCAAAAATTAGCAAAAGATGAATACTTACCAGATGGTAGGCATCATGTCTTGCAAAAAGATGATTATGATCCGCTAGGATAATTAAAGAGATAGAGTTTTCACTCTAACTCAGTCACCGGCATAAAGAAAAACCGGAAGTGATTGAGAATTTGTACCATTTCTTTTCATCAAGAAAATGGACATTTTTTTAACATTTCAAGGAGTTTTACTATGCCCGGTCTTAAATACCGCAAGTCCCAGGCAGCGGGAGGTACTACAGGAAATGTTTCGACATTTGCCGTAGATGCCTCTCATGCCACTCTACTCGCCCCAGGCGACGCCGTCATTATTACAGGTAACGGTGATGCTAATGGGGTATCTGAAGTCGATACAGGCGCTAATACCACAGCAAACACAGGTGTAATTGAGTCTGTCGATATCTCTTTGTCTGGCGAAAACCTAACTAATGTAGGCTTGACTGCTTTAACTGCTGGTACGGTTAAAGTAAGAATAGACCAGTACGCTTTGTATGAGATAGACGCTGATGCTACTTATAATGCAGACAGTGTCGGACTCAACACAGGGATAAATACCACAACAGCTACTTTATCCGGCAGTCTTGCTATATCAAATATGACCGCAGATTTTGCCACAGTTGCTACTACTCAGACGCTTCCTTACCGTGTTGTCGCTCTTTTAGAGGATGATTCTGGTGTTCTCGGGAATCGTGTCCTTCTTCGACCAAATGCTAGCACTGCCTCTGATGGCGCTAGTGGCGTAGGTTAATATAATAGGAGTTATATCATGGCTACAATATCTACAGGCCTTATACCCCGCCTATTACAAGAGGGTGCAAATCGTATCTTTGGGTCAGCTTATGAAAAGCATCCCTCCGAATGGGATAAAATATTCGATAGGTTTGATTCTCGGAAAGCCTTCGAAGTAGATGTCCAGCTTGAAGGATTGGCGCTTGCTTCTCCAAAGCCAGAAGGCGATGAAATAAATTTTGATTCATTTTCTCAAGGGTTTACGCCGAAGTATCCCCACCTGACTTATGGAAAAGGGTTTATTGTTACTAAAGAAGCTATGCAAGATGAGTTATATGATCAACTCATGAACAAGACTCGTCGATTAGCTTTCTCAATGAGTCAAACTAAAGAGGTTGTTGCTGCTAATATATTGAATCGTGGATTTAATAGCGCCTTTACTCAGATAGATGGAGATGGTATAGAATTGTTCTCTACTGTCAACGTAAACGGGCCGACGGGTGGGACATTCAGTAACAAATTAGCAGTTGATGCGGATTTGTCTGAGGCTTCACTTGAGGATCTTTTAATCATTATTGGTCAAGCGGCTGATCCTAGAGGATTGCAAATAGCCATTCAAGGTATTCGTCTTATTGTGCCGGTTGCTTTTCAGTTTGAAGCTCAGAGAATTCTAGGATCAGTTCTTCAGAATCAGACGAGCGATAACGCGACTAATGCCGTTCGTGATATGAATTCATTGCGAGACGGATTCACCGTTAATCATTACCTAACTGATAATGATGCTTGGTTTATAAAAACCAACGCTCCCGATGGAATGAAATATTTTACACGACAAGCAGTAGAATTTGGTGAAGACAATGCGTTTACTTCTGGTAATGCTAGAATGAAAGCAGATGAGCGATATTCCTTCGGATACAGTGATAAACGTGGAATGTATGGGAGCGCAGGCTCTTAGAAACGATCTCCCTTAAAGGGTGGCAGAGTTGAGGTTCCTCGCCATTAAACGACCATCACCATAGTCGCGCCCTTATTTTTACGAACTATGTAGTTTTCTTTTTAAAAGACCGCAAAGCGGTTTCATAGGAGTTTTACCATGTCTAACACGCCTTCAACTTATTCAAGCTTTCCTAATGGACTAGTAAGTCGAAATGTACCAATCTTAGATTCATATCCAGGAAATATATTCTGGGTAGATTCAGTGAACGGAAGTAATGGCAATAAAGGCACATTTAAACGCCCATTTGCCAGCATTGCCTATGTTTATGATAATGCAGCAGGTCTTAACTTTACTTCTGGTGATAAATTATATTGCAAAAATGGTCACATTGAAGCGGTTATAGCAGCGGCGACGCTTGATCTTGATGTGGCTGGCACAGCAATTGTATTCCTAGGCGAAGGATCTGACCGGGCACAAATTAATTTCACTACTGTTGTTAGTGCAGATATGGACATTGATGCTGCAAATATCACATTAGTGAACCCATTATTTGTGGCTGGGATTGATGCTTTGACCGGGCCTATTGATGTTAATGCGGCTGACTTCACTATTATAGGTGGTGAATATAGAGACGCTGCTAGTATTGATACTACTGATGCTATTGTAGCTGATGGCAATGCAGATCGTATGGTCATAGATGGCTATCGCTACGTTAGAGGAGATGAAGGCGGCACTCAGAAGCAATCGCATATACAAGTTGCTGGCGCTCAAGATTGCAAGCTGAATAACATCGACATTACCGGGGATTTCGGTACAGGTATCATAGAGAATGGCACAGCTTGGGTTGATGCTAACTTAACCAATCTTGTTATAAACAATAAAAGCTCTTCTCCTACTGTTGGCGTCCTTCTTCAATCCGGATCTACCGGATGGATGGTAGACTCTAGTATTAGGGTTGCTTCTGGAGAAGTATTCGTAACTGCCGGGTCAAATATGCAGTTTGATAACGCTCAAGGGACTGGTATTGATGGTGGTTCTGCTTCAGAAATAGGTATAGTTGGAGGAGGGTCTGGGCCATCAACCCCTACAGGCGGCCTATCATTCTCTGGCACGAATACAGCAGCATCTACTACGACTCCGGTAGTCGCAGAACTAGCAGGTTTTGGTGACGATTTCTTTAACGAAGAATATTTTATGTATGTCGTCAAGGATGCAGCAGGATCAGGTGGAAACCCAGAGGGGGAATACCGGTTTATTACCGATTATGTTTCTGATACCGGTACATTTACGGTGAATGCTTTTGGAACTGCATTAGCATCAGGTGATGAAATTTTTGTTCTACATAAGAGCGTTGTTAATGACCAAAATAACGTATCGTATGTTGGTATAAATACATCCGCCAGTGTAAATACTTTGGTTATCAATAAGCTAGCTGGTTTTGGGGATGATTATTTCAATAATCAGTGGTATTTAACAGTAATTAAGGACGGCGCTGGCGGAAGCATACCTCCAGAAGGGAACACAAGACTAATTACTGATTACACTTCCTTGACGGGAGGATTTGTCACTGTAAATTTTGGCACCGCATTAGCTGATGGTGATGTTTGCTTGGTGTCTCAACAAAATCATATTGAGACTCATGTCCAGGGAGAAAAAGCTACTAGTGGATCAACCGCTGTAATGGCAAATGGTGACACTATATTTACTGTTACTAATGGCCCGATAGAAATTTTAGATTTGGTTAGCCAGTGTATCACTAGTAATGATGCAACAGCTACAACTCTCACTTATAGGTGCAATCCTACTTTGGGAAACCCTGCTAATTTCTCTGGAGCTTCCGCATCCCTAGCTAGCGTTACAGCCGGTGAGGCAGTTATATTGAATGGAACAGCACTATCAACTGCGCCTGATGTATCCGCAGGGGCCTTAATCGCTCTTACTGGCGTCCATACCAGAGGAGTTATTATTGATGCTGGCACAGTTGAGCTGGTTGTCGGAGTTGGAACCACTACTGGAACATGGAAACATTTTCTAAGATGGCGTCCTCTAGAGCCTGGTACTACTGTTGTGGGAACTTAACATATAAGGCCTATTAATGGCACTTTAATATTACAAATTAACTAGTTGATGTTATATGACAACACAGCATGTCAACGCTAAAATATCTGAAATAGAGAAACGTTTTCCTATTAACGAGATTGTTGTTAACAATGTAGCTGATTTTTCAGTACAAGATGCTACAATCATCACTCTAGAGGCGAATTCCCAGTATATTATTGGCGATAACATAGATACACCAAAAAGGTTCGCCGTAGAGCCTAATGTAATACTAAAATCATCAGTTGATACAATCCTGTCATATACGGGGTCCGGTGTTATGTTTACAAACACGGACCCTGGAACATTTTCAATTACCTCTCTCAGAATTAAAGGTGAAAACGCTAGCGAGTTTTTTAGTTTTACTAGCGCGACACCATTATCATCATTTTTCATACTCGATAAAGTATCTGCAACCACCGCAGCTAAATTTGGAACATTAGACGGTGTTGGATTTATTTTAATTGAGGATATTCTTTTTGATGATCTTGATGATGGAATATCTTTGGCTAATAGCATTGGATCGCTTGTAATGAAGACATGCACCTTCATAACCACTGATAGTTCCTTTGTTGGCATAGACCACGGGACCGCCGTAATAACGTCAGATTATAGTATCAATGATTGCGTCTTTGACGGAGTTGCTAGCTCGGTAGGTATGTCAGGTTTAACGGCATCTGGCAATATAGGATCTGGAGTTATAGCGGCTGTTCGAGACTGTGAGTTTCTTCCACCATTAACCGCGCTATCTGGTATATCAGAATCAGATTTGAGATTTGAGTTTACAAATTCCCCTCCAGTTCCAGATAGTACAAAAACAAGCGATTCATTTTTAACGGCTTCTCAGACTGTGACAATATCATCCGCCGGTGTTTTTGTTGCGATAGGAGGGATAAACTGGTCAAGTGACATCGAAGAAAGATATTCTACGTCTACTTCAGGGATATTAACTTACAACAGCTCGGTATCTACAAAGGTACAGGTAACTATAACGGCAACTATGGAGAAGGTAGGAGGAGGAACGGATCTGATAGAATTGTCAATATCTATAAATGGATCAGCGTCCACAAAGTCAGTTTCAGGAACAAAAAACAAAGATCCTACTTCAGTGACCAGTGTCGGTTTATTTACAATAAATACTACTGATACAGTACAGGCTTTTGTTTCAAACGTAGACAGTACAGCAAATATTATTATATCAAGGGCAACAGTTAACGTTATTAATGGGTTTT